AATCGACTCATAATCGATGGGAGGCGAGTTCGATCCTCGCAACCAGCACTGGACAGAAACCGAACTGTCCTACTTGACTTTCAACACCAATTTTCCTATAATAACAAAGTCAACATTCAAAACAATGACTCTCACTTCTAAATTTAAGAAAGACGTTCAAACCCTTCGTGGTGCTGCTAATGGCGAATTCTATCTTGACGTAAAGAATCCAAAACTCTTTAAAAAAGTTCGCCGTTTTTATGAGCAAGAAGGTGTAGTATTCTCTGGTGATCCCCTGGATGATTACGAAATGCTTATGGAATATGTTCTCTCTGATCTAGAAACAATTGAGGTTGCATGACAAAAGTTCTTCTTGAACGTGAAGGATTTAGGTTTGTTGAACGTGGAATTATTGAATTGAACGGCAAACCTGATTACCGTCTTCAAACACAGGATTATTATTCTAAAAGGTGGAATGACGTTTATTTGTTTGATAATTCTATGCAATGTTCTTTTGCAATGGAAGATATTGAATATGCGAAATGGTTGACTAACCAACCTTGTTATATTGATCCTGATGATATTTTAGAATGGGTTAATTAGTTAAATAGTCTCGGGATGACTTTAAAAGCGCACTGGTCGGGAGCAAAACCCCTTATGTCTAAAACAAGTATCCTACGATATCTTGGAAACATTCTCCTCATTATTGGTTATCAAATCATGTTGTGGGGAGATTTTAAATGTGGACTACTGGTAAAGTTTATTGGTGGCGCTTTAACTATACCATTTGCAATTAAATTAAAACTCTACGATGTTTTGGTTTTATGTGCATTCTTTTCTGTGAATGAACTTGCAAAACTGTCCCAACTTTTCCTAGTTTCCCAAAACTAGGTGGTGGAGTCAAATATGACCCTCTATGAGTTTCCAGTTTCTCTCAAAAACTGGTGGTGCGGATGGGACTCTCTCCCGCCTGGTTTCCAATTTCCAGTCAAAGAATTGGTGGCGAGCCTGAGTTACATAAGAGGGGTTTACACAACCCCTCTTTTTTAGTATAATTTTATAAAATTCTTTTTGTATATGAAAGTTGGTTTTAATTGTAGTTCATTTGATTTGTTTCATGCTGGGCATGTCACTATGCTTAAGATGGAAAAAGAAATGTGCGATTATCTGAAAGTCGCTCTTCAAGTTGATCCAACAATTGATCGTCCTGGTATTAAAAATAAACCAGTGCAATCAGTTTACGAACGTTACGTTCAACTTCAAGGGTGCAAATATATTGATGAGATTCTTCTTTATGAAACAGAAGAAGATCTACTTAATTTGATTCAATCTCAAACAATTCACATCAGATTTCTGAGTGAAGAATATAAAGACAGAGATTTTACTGGAAAGCAATATTGTATTGATAATGGCATAGAATTATTCTTTCACTTACGAAGGCATAAATATTCTTCAACTGAAATTAGGAATAGAGTCTATCTTCTTGAAAATCAAAAAAGAATCGAGAAATTAGATACTGATATTGTAGATCAATATTCACCAAAACTTTTGGAAAAATATTCTATTAAAAATGTTGAATCATGACTATTTTAGTAACAGGTGGAGCTGGGTTTATTGGAAGTAATCTGCTTCATCATCTAGCAACTATTTCTGATGAAGAGATTATTTGTATTGACAAATTAACTTATGCTTCTAATTGGAAGAATGTTCCAGATAATGTAAAACTTTATACCACGGATATTGTTGATGAACATAATTGTGAGTTTATCTTCAAAAAACATAAACCAAAAGTAATCTTTCATCTAGCCGCAGAAAGTCACGTTGATAATTCAATTAAAGATTGTTCCGAATTTATTCATACAAATATTAATGGAACTGTCAATCTTCTAAAGCTTTCGTTGAAATATGAAGTTGATCGTTTCATGCATATCTCAACAGATGAAGTCTATGGATCTATAGAGGAAGATTCCTTCACCGAACGTTCTAATTACGATCCAAGAAATCCATATTCTGCATCTAAAGCATCTAGTGATCATTTTGTAAAGGCATTTCATAATACCTATGGATTGCCAACAATCATTACAAACTGCTCAAACAATTATGGTCCTATGCAATATAAAGAAAAGTTGATTCCACAAACAATTCTTAATTTGCTTCAAGGCAAAAAAGTTCCTATCTATGGTGATGGAAAACAGATTCGTGATTGGTTATATGTCCAGGATCATTGTGAGGCTCTTACAGAAGTTTGGTTAAAAGGAAGAGCAGGACAGAAGTATAATATTGGTGGAGAATGTGAAGTTAAGAATATTGATTTGATACGTATGATTCTTAGCTATTTGAATATGGGAGAAGATATGATAGAATATGTTGAAGATCGTCCAGGACATGATAGGAGATACTCCACAAGTATTTCTAAAATACGACATGAACTCAAATGGACACCTAGATTTACCCTTGAACAAGGATTAGAAAAAACTATTAAATGGTATGAAAGTAATAGAGACTAATTTACTTGATGCGTATGTTATCAAATGCGATGTCTATGAGGATCCTCGGGGATCCTTTATGGAATCTTTTAATTTAAAAAAATTCAAAAAAGAAGTATCTTCTCATGATGAATTCATTCAGGATAATCATTCAGTTTCTAAAAAAGGAGTTCTAAGAGGACTTCATTATCAGGTTGAAAATCCACAGGGAAAATTGGTTCGATGCACCTCAGGTAGGGTTTTGGACGTTCTTGTAGATCTTCGTAAATCATCTCCAACTTTTGGTAAACATACTACGATTTTACTTGACGAAAAATATAAACAAGTTTGGGTTCCTGCTGGATTTGCTCATGGGTTTTACGTCCTTTCTGATAAAGCCGATGTAGTCTACAAGATTACTGATTATTATCATCCAGAACATGAAAGAACTTTGCTATGGAATGATCCGCAATTGGGAATTGATTGGAGGATAGAAGGAGAGCCCATTATCTCTGAAAAAGATAAGAATGGAAAAACCTTTGAAGAATGTGAAAAATATGACTGATAATATTTCTGTTTATGGTGCTACTGGATTTATTGGTAGCACCTTTTGCAATATGTTCCCAAAGGATGTAATTGAAGTTCCCAGAGAAAAAAGAGTACCTCAGTCAAGGAATATTCTTTATTTGATTAGTACAGTATCAAATTATAATGTTTTTGATAATATTCATTTGGATGTCGATACTAATCTGACAGTTCTTCTAGATGTTCTTCAGCATTGCAAAGAGAATAATATAATCTTCAACTATGTCAGTACTGGATTTGTCTACGGTTCAGATATTGTTTATGCAAAGGAAGATGATCCTTGTGATCCAAGAGGATTTTATTCAATTACGAAAAGAACTGCAGAACAGTTACTAATCTCTTATTGTAAAACATTTGATATAAAATATCGCATTATGCGGATCGCAAATGTTTATGGACAAGATAAAACAGTCTCATCGAAGAAGAATGTTTTGGGATTTCTCATTGAATTGATGAAAGAAAATAAACCCATTACTCTTTATGATGATGGTATGCAGCTGAGAGACTATATGCATGTTAGTGATATTTGTCGTGCATTAAAACTTGTAGTTGATAATGGCGAAGTCAATGAAATTTACAATATTGCAAGTGGTACTGCATTGCCTTTTAGGGAAATTATAGAAACTGTAAAAAATATTCTTGGAAGTCAAAGTGAATTGCTTTCAGTAGAAACTCCAAAATTTAATCAAATAGCACAGGCAAAGAACTTCGCATTGAATGCGGACAAACTTAAATCGTTGGGATTTGAGCAAGAAGTTTCTTTGCTTGATGGGTTGCATTCCATCTGTTTATAATGTACAATATATAATAGGAGTAATTTGTTAATCTATGAGTGATCATAAAAAAACAGCACTTGTATTGGGTGCTGGTGGTTTCATCGGAAGTCACATGGTTAAAAGACTGCGTTCTGAAGGATATTGGGTGCGTGGAGTGGATATTAAAACTCCAGAATATTCTAAAACTGCAGCAAATGAGTTTATTCTAGGAGATCTTACAGAAGCAGATTTTGCTCGTAGAGTTCTTGAATTCAAAGGATACCTAGGAAATTTTTATCAATCTATTCCATATAATATGATCGATTCTTTTGATGAGATCTATCAGTTTGCTGCTGATATGGGTGGAGCTGGATTTGTCTTTACTGGTGAGAATGATGCAGACATTATGCATAATTCAGTAACTATTAATCTCAATGTTCTTGAAGAACAATTCAAATTGAATGAAAGAATTGGAAAGAATAAAACTAAAATTTTCTATTCTTCCTCTGCTTGCATGTATCCTGAGCATAATCAATTAGATCCAAACAATCCAGATTGCCGTGAAGAATCTGCATATCCAGCAAACCCCGATTCTGAATATGGGTGGGAAAAACTGTTTTCAGAACGTCTTTACTTTGCTTATAATAGGAATCATGGTATTCCTGTACGTGTGGCTAGATATCACAATATTTTTGGGATCGAAGGCACCTGGACTGGAGGAAGAGAAAAGGCTCCTGCTGCAATCTGTAGAAAGGTTGCAGAGCTTCCTGAAGAGGGAGGGACTATTGATGTATGGGGAGATGGAGAGCAAACAAGATCATTCCTCTATGTAGATGAATGTGTTGAAGCAACTAGAAGATTGATGGAATCTGATTTCATGGGTCCAGTTAATATTGGTTCCGAAGAAATGGTTACCATTAACCAACTTGTAGATACTGCCGCTAAAGTTGCAGGAAAAATCGTAGAGAAGAATCATATTCCAGGACCTCTTGGAGTTCGTGGACGCAACTCAAATAATGATTTGATTCGCGAAAAACTTGACTGGGATTACGCTCAAACATTGGAAGAAGGAATTTCAAAAACATATAAATGGATTGAATCTCAGTTTAAAGTAGCTCATCATCCTGTTTGAATATGAAAATTACAATCTTAGGATCCAGTGGACAGATTGGTGCCTATCTTTCAGAATATCTTCGTAGTAAGGGACATGTAGTTATTGATTTTGATAAGGTAGAAACACCTAATCATGATATGACTGTGATTCCTAATCAATACCTTGAGAATGCAATCGAGACTGCAGACTTTGTATTCTTTCTTGCATTTGATGTGGGGGGTTCTCGTTATCTCAAGAAGTATCAACATACTTTCCAGTTTATCGATAACAATGCTCGCTTGATGGCAAATGCTTTTGGATTGCTTCAAAAGCATAATAAAAGGTTTATCTTTGCATCATCTCAAATGAGTAATATGAGTTACTCACCTTATGGAGTTCTCAAGAACGTTGGGGAACTGTATACCAAATCACTCAGAGGACTGATTGTTAAGTTCTGGAATGTTTATGGTATTGAGAAAGATCATGAGAAAGCACATGTCATCACAGACTTTATTCGTAAAGGATTTGAGACTGGTGTGATTGATATGCTTACTGATGGTGAAGAGGAACGTGAGTTTCTTTATGCTGAAGATTGTTGTGAAGCACTT